ACAACCCGATCGGTTGTAGATTCTCAGGAATACATGATCGTACAATTACAATTTACCGCTTTACACACAATACAACCATAAACCCAAACCCAGGTATTTAAAATGGCCTATTCAACAGTACCCAAAACAAAACGAGATGGTAAGATCGAGCTACTCGACGCCACCGGCACACCCGTTGTACTAGAGATTGCATATGAGGATGGAAATTTTTCTTTCTCACAACCACAACAATTTAGTGAATTGGTGGTAATGGATCGTGGCAACTTTAGCACGATACGCCGGCAAGATGAACAGGCCATAACCGGATCTTTTTCGTTCCATTTTCGCCAATTTACGGATGCCGTTAATTTGGGATCGGTTCGCGATTTTATCAACAAAACAGGTGCATACAATGGCAACATATCAACGGGTACAAGTGGTGTACCATATGTTGAGCATTACACCATTGATATTAAATACATTGCCGAGGGTACAGATTTTGGCGATGATCAAGATCACACGGTTACATTGGCAAAATGCGTATGCGCGTTGGATTTTTCCGAGGGTGATCCCAGCTCGTTTACACTCAACTTTACCTGTTACGGTGGTGCAACCGTAGCGTAAACCAACAACAACGAGGCATAAAATGTTGGATTTGGGCAAATTAGGCAAACACGAAATTGTAACGCCATCGAGTATGGCAACGTGTTGGGATTTTGTCGCCATTTGGGGCGGCGAACCTAACCGGGCACAATTGGCGCGTTTATGTGCCGGTGCAATTGGTGTATGTGTTGATCACGCCAAATGTTTACCGGCATATCGTATTACGGATGGCGATCCCGTTGGGTATGGCCATACGATTATGGATCGGTTGTTGGGCTCGGGTGTTACGCCTGGGGATGTTTACAACATGGGTGTTGAGTGTTTGATCGCAATGACAAAACAAATACCCACCAACGATGCAGTTGAGGACACGGCAAATTTTACGTAACCACCCGTGGCCAATTGGATTTATTGGCATTACGGGTGGCGCGCCATTGGGGCCAACCCCCGAATTGGTTTTACACATTAGATGCCAAAACCCGTGTTGATCTCATAGCTGAATACCGTTTGCATAATGAAACGCCCGAACAAATCAAAAAGCGCATATCGGATACAAAACGGCTACAATTAGATCGAGTAATTGCAAAACAACGGGCGGCACACAATGGGCGATAAAATCACAAGTGGTAAAGCAACCGCACAGTTTGATACCAATTTGGATCAAATGTTTACCGGTTTGTTGGCCACCGTTGCACCCAATGCAAGCCGCATAATGGATCAAGCTCTAACCGATATTGAAAAGGCCGCCATACCGGATTGGCCCAAACGCCAACCAACGGTACGCGAGAAAAACGGCAAAGTTACATTTTATCGGGATGAATCAAAAAATAGTTGGCGTATGTTTGTACGTGGCAAACGTTTGGATGCCAACGGCAATGTTGTTGTGTATTTAAAGAATACCGCGCCGTATTCGTACATGATCCGATATGGTGAGGATGCACAAAACGCAGCCGGTGGTTCAATTATTGCACCCCAGGGCAAACGCGTTGCGGATGAAACACTATTAAAACCAATGCGTAAACAGGCCAACAAGGTTGTAAAGGCGTTGGCAAATGATTTAACCGGGCGGTTGTAATGGCTGAAGAAAAGAAAAGCATTGAGATCAGTTACAAGGCCAATATCAAAGACCTTGTATCTAAACTTGAACAAATACCAAACGTAACCAAACAAGAGGCAAAAAAGATGGTTGCGGCGTTGGATCGCCAATTAAAACAAGCCGAAAAGGCCGCCAAACAAAGTGCCACCGCATCCAAAAAGGCCGCCCAGGAAATGGCAAAAGGTGCCAAACGTGGTGCCCGTGATTTTGATCAATTGGCGGATGCCGCACAACATGCCGGCCAACGTATGGAGATGGTAGCCGAAAAATCAGGCGATATCGATCGGGGTTTTAGTGGTGTTGGGTTGGCGTTACGTGGTGTAAATCCACAATTGGCAGAGGCCGCGGATGGCATGGCCGATACATTCGCCGTTGTGGAATCGTTGATCATGGGGTTTGGTGGCTTAAATCCGATCGTACTAGCCGGTGCCGCCGCCGTTGGTGGTTTGGCGTTGGGATACATGGCCTATATTGAGGAGGCCGAAAAGGCGCGCCAATTGATTTTGGATTTACGAGATGCACAACGCCAATTAAATGATGAAACAACCGAACAAACAAACAATTTAATTGATGCCGGTGGCAAGTTACGCGAAATACGGGGCGAATACAAATTATTAACCGGCCAAATAACCGAACAACAATTTGCAATTGAAAAAGCCGGCGAGGCCGCCAACGAATCATTTGTATCCAACATCAACAATGCCAAACAAGCCATTGAAGCGCGCAAGCTCGAATTAAAAACAATTAAATCGTTAATTGATGCACAGGCATTGGGAGCCGATCAAGCGGTTTTATCTGAGGATGAGATCGAGCGGTTACGCCTTTTACAGTTGCAAACCGACACGGTGCAAAACAATTTGGATTTAACCGGAAAGGGTATAAAACAACGTGTTGCATTGGCACATTTAGAGGATGAGATCGAGCGGCGTTTGGCCAATCAACAAAAGGAATTGGCCGCAATGGATGCAATGCGCACGGAGGCCGTTGATCTAGCCGTGCAAATGGTGCAATTTGAAAACGAAATAGCCGAGGCCAACGAACAGGCGGCAAACGCAAAAGAGCGTAACGCAAAAGCCACCAAAGCCATTGCCGAGGCCGATCCGTTTGATTCCGAGGCGGTGCAAGGCGAGTTAAACGCAATACGGGCACGTAATGATTTACAAGCCCAATACAACATGGCGTTGTTGGATGATACCGATAAACAAATACAAAAGGTTGAGGATCGTTACAACATTGAATATGAGAAATTGTTACAGCTGGGCATAATCAGTGGCGAGCATCAACTAGCCCAGGATATGGCGTACGAGCTAGATAAACAACGATTGGCAGAAATTGACGAGATCCAAAAAGATAACCACGATAAACAATTAGATCGAATCAATGAACAGGTGGCCAAATACTCAAGTATGGCCAATGTGTTTGTTGGATCACTTGATACGTTTGCCGGTGCCGTGGGTGAGTATTTAAAGAACACCGATAAGTTAACTGAAGAAAGCGCAAACAAGTTGTTTAGGTTAGAACAAACCGCCGCCGTTGCGGGCATTGCCATGGAAACAGCAAAAGCGATCGCGGCCTCGTTGGGTTTACCACCCGTTGTGCGTGGTGCAACCATTGCCGCAATTACCGCCGCCGGTGCGGCACAAACCGCCGCCGTGTTAAGCCAACAACCACCAACATTGCATATGGGTGGTATGGCACCGGATGAAACGCGCGCCACATTGTTAACAGGTGAGGCCGTACTAGATCGTACAACCGTACGCAATATGGGTGGGCCCGAGGGTGTGCGCCAATTGCAAAATGGCCAACCAGGTACAAACAACGTTGTTATAATACAACCATTTAAACACATAGATCGATACAACCGATCCGCACGCCGGTTGGCGGGTAGATCACACGCAGGGGCATACTAATGGGCACCAATAGAACACCGGACAACGTACGCGGTTTTATCGTACCGTGGCAAATGGATAAAAACAATTATTGGGCCACCGAATCAAACGCAACACAAGGTACAAAACGCGCCGGTGTGCCTAGCTCGCTATCGGTAACAAGTTTGGTATTGGGTGCGCGTGGTTTACAAAATGATACCGTACAGGTACAAACCATTGAGGGTGGCCACGTATCCGAGGGTGCAAAATTCAGTTGGAAAAATGCAACCGATGCCAATTACTATGGCCACAATGTGCCAAATGTTTTAACGGGTGTTGATGCCGTGGCAAAACTGAGTTTGGCCGGCCAAAAGTACATAACGCGTGCAGCTGTTACAACCGATATTGGTGCGGTGTTGTGTGCCGTTGAGTATACAACCGCATCCAACAACAATGTGCGAGTGTACAAAATTGATCCGGATGGCACAACATCATTTACAAGTATAAATACGGTTGGTTTAACAACATTGGGTGGCCAACAACGACACCCCACATTGATCCAATTGGCCAATGGCAATGTGTTGTGTTTGTTTTGGGCTATTGATGCAGTATCAAACACGGCCAACATACAAACATACCAAACAACCGATGGCGGGGCCACGTGGGTTTTGATCTCAACACGTGCATTGCAAACACCAATTGATACCACCGGGATAACATTACAACGTATTACAGGTGCGGCCACGGCCTCGCAATGTGTGTTGTTTATGGAGGCCCAAAAGAGTAGCGGCACAAACCGCAATTTGTGTTACCAATATGCCAGTGTATCCCAGGGTACAAAATACCAATACGTGGGCCAAACCGATGCCGGGGCCACAACATACCGAGTACACCAACCAAACGTGGTGCAATACAATGGTGTGTATGTATTATCGTTTATACGCAATGCAGATACGATCGGGGTTACACAATTTACGGATGCGTTTGATAACATATTTAATGCGTTGGTATTTGCAAACGTAACCGAGATAACCGGCGTTGATTTTGCACGCACGGTATCGAGTACAATAGAGGATGGCAACAAATACATGCACCTTGATGTTGATGGCCGTTTATACATTTACGCACGTATGTTGCAAAATGATGTTGTTGCATGTGCATATTCTGATTGTGCCGGCATTGAGGCCGTGCAATATGGTAAAACATGGCATTTTATGGGGCCCGATCCCGCCGTTGCAACACCCGAAATGCAACACGCTATTGTGTTCGATCCTGGATCGGTTGGAGATTTTGCAAACATTGCCACCACGTTTTACAATGGGCAACAAATGTTGTTGTGCAATTGGGATGCCAACGGCACAAATGCGTATGCCAATAGTGTAATGGCGTTGCGGTTTGGTATGTGGGCCACACAAATAAACCCACGGTTGGCCGGTTACCCTACTGATGCGCAATGGGCACACAATACATTTGATTGGGCCCCATGTGATTTGCCAACCGAGGGTGGGCAATGGACACAAACAGGCACGGGCACCCCCACAATTGCATTGGATGCCGATCGATTGGATATAACTTGTAATGCCACGCAAACCGTACAATATGCACGCAATATATCAAACAAGGCCAACGGGGTTACATTGCATGTGGCATTGGATGGTGTAACGGGTGGTGGTGCATCACAAGGCGTTTACATTGGTGTGGACATAAACACAAGTGGATCAACCACATTGGGTTACAGTGTGCGCATTTACATTACACCCACAGCGTTGTACATGCGTGATATGTTTGGATCAACATTGGCGAGTGTTACCGGGTTGGATATGGTTGGGCGTGCGTTGTACATGCACATGGATAATACATCCGGCCGTTGTACATTGTATTACGCCAACATTAACGGGCCTCGACAATATGCAACATTGATTGGATCGCCATCCGTTGGAGGTGTATCAACTCAACAATACAAATGGGGTGCGAGCTTAACAACATTGGGTACAACATCAAGCTGGGCATATGTATCATATAGCGAGGGTAACGAAATTGGGATCGGTATTGATTCCACATTAAACGGTAAACAATACCCGGCCGTGGGCTTTTATGCGGGTATTGATGCCGGTTTATACATTACAACACAGGATGGCCCCGCGCGCGAATCTGATCAATGGGAAATTGTGCCACAATACGATACACCCGTTGAGCGTGTACTTTTTCCGTTGTACCCATCAAATGGCGTAACATGGCGATCGGATGCCGTGGCCAATGCAGATACGGATCTAATACCTGAGGCCAACATATCGTGGGCCATTGATCCAAACAATGTGGGTGTTGATGTACGTAGCCGCAACGGCGTTGTTGGTGTGCATCTTAGCAACATAAATGTAAATCTATTGCGGTTTTATGTTTACACCGGTGGTGCATGGGTTTTGCACTCAACAGTATTAAACCAAATCGGTAATGATTTTGAATATACACGCTTGGGTAACACCGTACGTGTAACCAGTACAGACACCGATCGGCCATTTTTCCATTACAACGAATGTGCCGGGTGGTATTTAATTTTGGTTGATGATTCGGATAATCAATTTATCCGTAAAATCCGCACCAATTCCGAGGGTGTACTAGACAATACAACCACAACCAAAAGCGTTGTATTTACAATTGAGGATGCCAAAAGCACCGATCCGGTATCGGGTGAATCGTGTTTTATTGTACCAAACGCATGTACCGTGTTGTTGCATGGCATAACGGATTTGGCGGGAATAAAGATCAACATTCCAACCCAACAAACCGCGCAAGGTTATTACGAGATCGGCCACATGGTAATGGGCCCCGTTGTAATACCCGCCACACAATATGGCCGTGGGCGTACAATTAGTTGGGAGGCCAACACCGACACCACAACAGGGCCAAACGGCGTACAATATGCCAATGTACGTGGCAATGGTGGGCGCACTGTTCGCATTGGTTGGGTTGATGGTGTAGATGTATCCGAGCTGTACCAATACACACCGAGCCCGGATTATTACACAACCAAACCAGGTGGCACACCTGAGGCCGTGATCGGATCGGCACCAACAACCATGTATGGAATAGTGCAACAAATGCAAGGTGAAAACAACGCCGTTGTGTACTTGCCTATAATCGACACCACCGGCACACAAACATACGATTTAATAAACCGATACCACGATCACGCAATGGTTACGTTGGGATCTGATATACAAATCGAAAACGTTATTGGCGATGAATCTAAAAACGAGGTATTGCGCGTTGGTACTGTTGTAATGCGTGAGGTGAGATAATGACACCGGATCAAATGTTGGGTGGTTTGCCTGTATTTTATGTTGATTTTGAATGGAATAGTAAACAATATCGTATTGCACAAAATGCAATTGATGTGGTTGGCGATGGCATCCAATATCAATACACGGATGGGTTGATCCAATTTGATTTTGTAGAGGCGGCGGCCGTTGGTGGAGATGTGGAAACAAACACCGTGGGTTGCCAATTGGCCATACCAGGTGCCAACGTGATCGAATTAACAAACCGTGGTTTGGGGTTGGATGGGTTGCCATGTGAGTTTGGGTATTATATTTGGCGCAATGGTGAGATTGTACAAACATATGATCAACGTATTGTATTGTACCGTGGCGAGATACAAACCCCACAATTTGGCGATCCGGATGAGCCCAACAATTTTGTATCTATTACCATAGAGGCCCAACCGTACATGGCCAATCAATTGTTGATCAACACCGGCGTAATTGATCAACGATTCCCAGCTCGACATATTGACACGGCCGATGGTAAACCATACCCCGTTGTGTTTGGGCAACCTGGCAACGTTGTGGCCAATGGAGATACCAAAACCATTTACGCAACACCGGCGTATTGCATAAAGGAATACGATCACCACAATGCACGGTTTATGGTGGCCGGCCATGATATTGTTGGCACTGGATCCGTACAAATCATTGATGATAACAACCAAACCACAACCAAAACACCCATACGGGCCGTTGATGATTACGGCAATGTGTATATGTATATTGAGCTGTTACCATCCGATAACGTGGCCATGCCTGGTTACAGTGGATCGGGTGATTCGCGCAAATGGTGGATACATTGGAATACACCCGCATTGCCCAACCGATTTGGATCGGGCTCGTTAACCCGTGGTGGTGATGTGTTGCAATGGGCCATGTTGCGTACGGGCCAAAATGTGGATGTGGGCGCATTTGCCAACATTGGTGTTTTGTTGAATCGTTATCAATTCGATGGGTTTATAAACGATCCCACAATATATGCGTGGGAATGGTTACAGGGTAACATATTACCGTTGTTGCCAATTGGCATACGCATGGGCCCAAATGGGTTGCGGCCTGTATTGGATCAGCTGGCATTTATCGACACGTTGCAAGCCACCGCACGTTGGTTTATTGGTGAGGATAGCGAGATACAACAAACAACCGCCGTTACACAAATTACCGGATTGGAGGATATTGTTAACGATGCCACCATACAATATGCGTACAATGGATTTGGCCAGGATTATGCAAGTGTTGCCCGATGCCGGCACATACGCCAAACACCAAACGAGTTGCAAACGGATGTGGCAAAAATCAGTGTAAACCGGTATGGCGTAAAACAAAATGTAATGGATACACAATACGTGTACAGTGGTGCAACGGCGGATCTAATTGTACAAACAATGGTAATGGCCAATGCGTTGCCACGGTTTGAGGTATCACTAGTTGCAAACGTGCAATGGGGTTGGGTACAAATTGGTGATATAATGAGTGTAACCGCAACCCGGTTGGGCCTCGTAAATCACCATTGCATGGTGGTTGGTAAACGATGGGCCGGCCAATTGTGGGAATACACTATCCAGTACCAATTTAACCCCAATTTGGATCAATAATGATCGTATTTATTGACAGACAACACGCCGGTAAACCCGATCGAATAAATGATCGTGGTGCCAGTATTGATCTAGATGGCGACAACACACCCGAGCGCGAGGCGTTGATCACGGGTGAAATTGCGATCAAACTAGAAAAGATTTTAATGTTGTTTGGTATTGATGTAATGCCAATCAGTGATGGCAAATACAGCGCACGCCACCAACGGGTAAACGAGTACGCCGCAATGTATCCAAATCGCAAAACGGTTTATTTGGCATTACATTTAAACGCCGGCGGTGGATCGTACGGTGCATTTTTTCACCACCATGCCAGTGCATCGGGTGAGAAATTGGCAAAACAAATGTGTGCCGAAATGGTGGCCAATGGTATTGTACAAGATTGTAAAGCTATTGACGCCAGGCCCAACGATTGGACGAAAAACGCATTTTACACAATACGAGGTGTTGGCCGGCCCGTGGCCATTTGTTGCGAACCGTTGTTCATGGATAACGAGCAACACGCCAAAATGTTAAACAATGATGGCATACATGCCATTGCAACAGCTATGGCAACCGCCATACACAAGTGGGGTAATAATGGATAACGCAACAATTTTACAAATTGCCACCGGCCCCGTTGCGGCATTGGCGTTGTGCATATTGGCCATTGCATTTGTTGCACGTTGGTTGGCCACGCATTTACCCCAATGGGTGGATCGGCATTTAAAACAAATCGATCGTATGGTTGATAGCCATAACGAGGATCGGCAAATGTACAAGGCATCATTAAACGAGGTAAACAAAACGTTGATCACGTTGCATGGGGATGTTGGCGAGCTGCAAATAGATGTAAAGGCCATGCGGGACGATATGAACCGCGATCGAATCTATTTAGACCCGCGATCGGTGGATCCACGTATCACCCGGTAAACATCCGTACGGCATCCGGTGGGAATAAATCAAACGCAACCCGTACAAATACGGTGTATGTGCCATCGTGGTTGTTTACAATAAATTGTGGCAACCTGGGGTGGTGTTTGGCCAATACCGTTGCCAATACATGGGTTTGGCATACCGCAATGGTTGTGCGGTTGTTGTACGTGTGGGCCTCAATGGTATATTTTGGCATCAAATGATTGTTTGCCCACAGCTCTAACAATTTCGTTAATTCAAATCGTAACCGTTCGGGGCGTTGTGTATTGTACCAACGTAATGCAAAATGTTTTTTGGGTTGGCCATCCCAAATACGCGCGGCCACCGGTGTTTTGTTTACGTAGTAATCAATACCGTGGTGTTTATCATCCTCAGTACCCGCCATACATTGCCATTTGGCCGGCCATCCGTTTTGCACCAAAACCGGTATTACATATTTGGCAAACCGATCGTGGCCACGTTTTATATTTTGTTGTACATGATCCATGCCACACTATACCATACAATACCGTTGGTTACGGTACTCTTATGTAAAGGTTATCCACAATTTGTTAACAGTTATCCACAACTATGTAAAAGATATTGCATTTTGTTGTTGTATATTTATGTACACGGATTATACTTAAGTATACCAAACAGGTATAAACAACAAAACAACCGAGGCAAAACAATGAACAAACAACAAAACCCATATACAAAACTAAAAGATTATAGTTTCGTTATGCTTTCAATTTACATTGACACCCCAAAAATAAAAGAATCTTTTAATTTTACTGAGTATGGTTTTAAACAGGCATCAAAACTTTATACAGAATATGCAAAACAAATACGATCTGATGATGATCAATACACAATTAAAATGTTTAGTGATAATGGCATTGATTGTATTGAATATGTAACAGATAAACAACTAACCAAAAGCCAGGCATTACAATGGAAATTGTTTTTAACTGGATTCTATTGTAAATAAACAACAACAAACCGAGGCAAAACAATGAACACAATATCAATCAAAACAGTACCACCAACCGAGGCCACACACAATGGCCGCGTGTTGGTAATCACATACGTATCGGGCAAAATGGAATGGATGCCATACAACATACAGGCACTAGAACACATAGCAGCTAACCACGATCTAGTTGAGGCCATGCAAATTGTACCCATGGGCCAAACCAATGCGGATCGATTGGCCATCAATACACGCATTTTGGTAATTACGGATCAAATGTACAACATGGTGTGGTTGCCAATGAGTGTTACCACATTGGATTACGTAACCAACAACCATGAAATGATTGCAGAATTAGAGATCGTTGAGGGTGTACAATGAACAAACAAACATTACAAACAATAATGCGCCATGCAATGGTTATCGTGGCGTTTACTACAATTTTAAGCATTTACGCATTACTAGTTAATGCAATGGGGGTATAAATGATCAACAACAATAACGCCAAACACCGTGCATTGGTAAAAGAGTTTGGCCGCACACGTGCAAAACAAATGTTGGCCGGTGCGGGATTTGCAACCACATTACATGCGGCGGTTGATGCCTCCACATATACACGCCAGGCATTGGCAACGGCTATTGGATGCAGTAAACCCGCCGTTGATAAATGGTTAAATGGCACACAATACCCCGCCGTGCATTTGTTGTGGCGGTTGTGCGTAACCATCCACCCAACACAATACGAAATGGCATACATTGGTTACACAAAACAAATTAGTTTGGAGCGTTAAACATGTGGAAATGTACACACACCGGTATCATATTTGGCCCACCCGTTGCAATGGGCCGGCCACGTATGACAAAGCAAGGCCGCGCATATACACCGGCAAAATCTCGCGAATATATGAGCCTTGCAATTGATCAAATCCAAACACAATGGGGCGATCGGTTACAGCTGGCCAACGAGCCGTTGCGCTTGCATTTGGTATTTGTACACAAACGGCCAAAACGCATTACGGCCACTGAGCGTGTACCCAAAACCACAAAACCAGATATTGACAATTTGATCAAAATGGTAATGGATGCGTTGACAAAATCCGAAATATGGCCGGATGATAATATCGTAACCGAGGTATGCGCCACCGATTGGTACGCCAACGAATACGAACAACCGCACACAATGTATAGTATTTACACCAAACAACCGCCATTTTGATCAGTATATAAAACATAATGGCGTTGTTGATTCCATCCGAGGCATTAAAATGGAAATAACAACTTTTACGAGCTTGTTTAACACAAATGGTGTGCGCCAACGTTGTACACCTGAGATGTTGGCAAAAGCATTAACCGCACCAATGGCCAACCGTGGTGCCAAAAAAAATATACCATTGTGGAGCCCCACAACATTTGTTGGCACACGTGCCAAATCAAATGCGGTTGATATATGGGCGTTGGTATATGATATGGATGATGGGTTAACCGGGTTTGAAACATGGCGCATGTTTGGCGATAATGCAGTTATTGCCCACACATCATACAGCCACAAACCGTACCACCCCAAATACCGTATTGTATTACCATTGCTTAAACCGATACCGGCAACAGATTGGGGCCGTGCGAGTACGGCGGCAAATGAGTTGTGGGCGCATATTGTTGGCCGTGGTATTCCGGATCAAAGTGCAATACATGATAATGCGCGTGCATATTATCGTTACTCGATACCCGATCCAATTGATGATGCCGCACACCCAATGCACCCAACAAAATACCACCACACGGCGGTACACCTGGATGCGCCATTATTGGATCTTAAATACGATCATATAAAAGAACCGGCCCCACGGCATGTGCCAATGGCCAGGCCAACAACATTGCGTGGTACACGTACCAAAACAAAACAAATGGCAATGTTAGATCCCGAGTTACGGGCAAAAGTGGCCGCACAATGTGGCGCATCCATACAAGGCAATACCGCGCGGCGTATTGTTTGCCCCGCATGTAACAAAAGAGATGTGTATTTTTCAATTGATCCAAACACGGTTGGGGCCGTTGTATGGCCTCGATGCAATAGACAAGACAAATGCAAATGGTTTGGCACATTAGAAGATTTAATTTAACAACAACAACAACAACACAGGCAAGATAATGAAACGAAAGAATTTTAGACAACCCCCAAACCTAAATACATTTGGGCAATGGCTGTATGGCGAGCTGTTCAAACGCAACATAACCATAATGGAAATGGCAATTAAGGTTGGATGCAACTATCAAACGATCCGTAAATGGATGAATAACAACAAAATACCGGCGTACCGCATTTTGCAAATATGCGCCATATTTGCCAGTACACGCAACGAGTACAACAAATTGATAACCAACGCAATGCAAGCCATGCCAACGTACGAACAAACATACATTTTAACAATGGAGAGAAAACAATGATCAATTTACATTTGGGCGATTCATTACAGGCCATGCGAGAAATGGCCACCGACACATACGAATTGGCGATCGTTGATCCGCCGTACGGTATGGGCCACAAGGCGTGGCAAGGTGGGCAATGGAGTGGCCACAAAACATTGCCAATGTTTATGAAAGATCGCAAAAAGGGTGCGGAATGGGATATCGCACCCGATATCGAATACTTTCAACAATTGCGGCGTGTGAGTAAAAACCAAATCATATGGGGCGGTAATTATTTTCCGAGTATTTGGCAACATGGTGGCCGTTGTGTGATTGCATGGGATAAATGCCAACCGTGGCCGAATTTCTCGCAAATCGAGTTGGCATGGACATCATACAACAAACCCG